GTTCGACGTCATCAACGTCCAGCGCGCATGTTCCGGATGCGGAATGCAACAGCCCCATGTTATGCGTCGGGTTGCGCTCATAATATTCTGCTGCCGCTGCCGGTGACGATAGCGCCCGCTCTGGCTGATGCCAGCCCGGTGTGGTCGGACCCTTGCGCCCGGCAGGGATCGCCACCAGCGACCAGCCATATTGCTCGGTATAGAGCCGCGCCCATTCGGATGATTTGGTCATGCCTTGGTGTCCCGCTCCTTTAGCATCTGCTCAATCTGATAACGCCGCAGCTCTGGCACGTACTCGCCCCATTGGTAGATGCTCTGCGGCCAGATTTTGAGCGCCGTCGCCAGCCTATGTACGCCGCCGAATGCGGCAATCGCGTCCGCTGTTTTCATCATGTGGTTAAACCCAGCTTGAAAAGGTGGCTTGACAATACGCGCAGCCCGGCCCTATGGTCAAGGCGTTGAGAAAAGGAGTGCCGTGAATGAAACAGAACTTAGAAGCCGCAGCGCAGGAATGGGCTGTATACCAGTGTCAAAAGCTAGGCCGCGGGGAAACGCCGAAGGACGAGGTGCTGGTATCGGCGCACTTTACCGCCAGCGAAGCGATGGACGAGGCCAACCGCCGCGCACGCGCTGACCGCACCCACACATATACAGTGGGTTTCGCATGGTAATCGCTGGTTCCGGACACAACTCAGAAACGCTATTGCAAGCGTGGCTTGACGCCAAACATGCAGAGACTGAGGCGGCCAATGCCCGCCTTGCCATAGAGGGCGAAATCCTCCAGGCATTTAAGGCCCGCCCGGAAGGGCAGGTCACGCACAAGGCAGGCGACTATAGCCTGACCCTGAACCAGCCAATCAGCATCAAACTTGACATCGACACATGGCAGCAGATTGCCAGCGTGTGTCCGGAGCGTTTGCGCCCGGTCAAGATCAAGCTTGAGCCTGATGGCGTCGGGATAAAATACCTCCAGAACAACGAGCCGGACATCTGGAAAACGATTGCCCGCGCGTTCGAAACCAAGCCCGGCAAGGTGTCAGTCAAGGTGGTGAAGAATGGCAATTGAGGTGAAAACATGTGGGAGGAATCGATGGAAGTGAAAATCGGAGACGACGAAGGGATCGAGATCAAGTTTGCCGGCGGTGTCCTTGAGGTTTCGATCTTTGGCGAGAGAGGTCTTATTACCATCAGCGAGGCGCGAATGGCTGCGGACGTTTTGCGGCTGATGGCCGAACACCTAGAGAGGAGCTTGCACGATGGCGATTGATCTGAAGACCCTGAGCAAGCCGAACGGCGTGCGACCGATCATTGCGACGATCTTCGGTGAGGGCGGCATGGGTAAGACAACCCTTGCGGCAATGTTTCCGGCGCCGGTGTTTATCCGCACCGAGGACGGCACCGCCAGCCTTGTCGGCAATGACGATGTGTCGCTGTTCCCGATTGCGCAAAGCAGTCAGGACGTGCTGGACGCCATCGAGGCACTGGCCACGCAGGATCACGCCTACAAGACGGTGGTCATCGATTCCATTACACAGCTTGCCACGCTGATCGAGCATGAGATCGTGGAGGCCGACCCCAAGGCGAAGGCCATCAACCAAGCGGGTGGCGGGTATGGTGCGGGCTACAACACCGCAGCCGAACGCCACCGGCTGATGCGCGAATGGGCTGGCTCGCTGGCGTACGATCGGGGCATGAACGTGATCTTCATTGCCCACAGCGACACCGAAACGCTGGAGCTTCCGGACGCTGATCCTTACGCCCGGTACACCATCCGGATGCACAAGAAGTCGCTGCCGCACTATACCGACAACGTGGATCTGGTCGCGCAGATCAGGCTCAAGACGTTTGTTCGCGGCGATGGTGATCGCAAGCGGGCAATCTCAACCGGCGAGCGCGAAATCATCTGCTACCCGCAGGCGAGCAGCGTGACTAAGAACAGGTTTAACATCACTGAACCGCTGCCGTTCACATTTGATGGCGGCAACCCGTTCCAACAGTTTTTGGCAAAGTAAGGAGCCTTACGATGGACTTCTCGAATTTCGACGCCCGCAACGTTGAACCGCCTCGCCCGGCGAATGATCCGATCCCGGCTGGCTGGTACAAGGCAGTGATTGCAGCCGCCGAGGAAAAGACAACCAAGGCGCAGACTGGTTCCTACGTTAACCTCCAGCTTGAGGTGATCGAGGGCCAGTATCAAGGGCGCAAGGTGTTTGATAATTTGAACACCAATAACCCGAACCAGACGGCCGAAGATATCGCCAAGCGGCAGGTCGGCGCCATCTGCCGGGCGGTGGGCGTCTTTACCCCATCGGGCTGGAGCGACCTGCAAGATCGGCCGTTGATGATCAAGGTTGGGATCAAGCCTGCCAAGGACGGTTACGAGGCGAGCAATAAGATCACCGAATACGCTGCGGTTGATGGCGCGCCTGCTGCGGCACCCGCCCCGGCTAAGGCAGCCGCAACGCCTCCGTGGAAGCGGTGATGGATTAACCTAAGCTCCTTCGGGGGCTTAGGACTTCATTAGGGGAGAGCCATGAACATCATAGACGCTATCTATAAATCCCATGAGGCCAAGCGCGGCTATCCGCACCGGCCACACTTGGGCGGCAGCCAGATCGGCAACAGTTGCGAGCGGGCATTGTGGTATCAGTTCCGGTGGGCTGGCCATGCCAATTTCGACGGGCGAATGCTGCGGCTGTTTGAAACCGGGCAGTTCGCAGAGGCGCGGTTCATCTCTGAACTGCACGCGATCGGGATCACGGTTTGGGATACCGACGCGGACGGCAGGCAGTTCAGCTATTCGCGTTTCGGCGGCCATTTCGCATTGAGCCTGGACGGCGTTTGCGATGGGATCGAGGATCATCCCGGCCCGCATACGCTTGAGTTCAAGACGATGAACGAAAAGACGTTCAAGACGCTGGCAACCAATGGCCTGCAAAAAACCAAGCCGACATATTGGGCGCAGGTGCATGTTGGAATGCTGCTCAGCGATATTCCGGCGTGCCTGTTTATGGCGGTCAACAAAAACACCGATGAGCTTTACGCCGAGCGGGTGGAGCTCAACGCGGCATTCGCGCAGACAATGATCGACAAGGCCGAGCGCATCGTGTTCGCCGAATCCGCCCCGCCCCGCATTGCCGACAGCGAGGATTGGTTTGAGTGCAAGTTCTGCGATCATAATCTGGTTTGCCATCGCGACACTGTGCCGGAGGTCAACTGCCGCACATGCGCGCATGCAACCGCCCGCACGGATGGCACATGGCATTGCGCGGTCAAGGATCGGGTGCTGGACATCTTCAGCCAGCAGTTGGGCTGCAAGCAGCATTTAACCCACCCTGAAATGGTCAACCTAACGGTCCATGATGCGGGTGAGGATTGGATTGAGTACGTGACGGGAGAGGGTGAGATTGTGCGGAATCAGGGGCGGGAGTGGCGTGGTGTTTGACCAAAAAGACTATGATAGCTTTCTAGAGCGAAAGCATATGACAGACCCGGCGACCGGCATGAAAACCGTTCCTGATCTGCCGAGCTTCCTGTTCCCGCACCAGTCCGACATTGTGTCTTGGGCATTGCGCCGGGGGCGAGCAGCAATCTTTGCCGGTACCGGATTGGGCAAGACGGCTATGGAGTTGGCATGGGCCGACGCTGTGTCAGTACATACCGGCAAGCCGGTTTTGATATTCGCGCCTCTTGCCGTTGCTGCCCAGCATATCCGCGAGGCTGCCAAGTTCCAAATCCCTGCGCGGCTGGTCCGTAGCCATGACGATGTGCGCCTTGGCGTCAATGTCACCAACTACCAGAAGATCGAGCACTTCGATCTGTCGGAGTTCGGCGGCATTGTCCTCGATGAGAGTTCGATCCTCAAGAGCACGGACGGCAAGTACCGGACGCGGCTAATTGAGGAATGCGACAATGTGCCGTTCCGGCTGGCGGCCACAGCTACCCCGGCGCCGAATGATTTTATGGAGCTTGGCAACCATGCCGAGTTCATCGGGGCCATGTCCTACACCGACATGCTCGCAACCTTCTTCACGCACGATGGAGGCGAAACGCAGAAGTGGCGGCTGAAAGGCCACGCTGAGACTGAGTTCTGGAAGTGGATGGCGTCGTGGGCTGTGATGCTCCGCAAGCCGTCCGACCTTGGCTACCCTGATGCCGGGTATGATTTGCCGCCGCTCCGCCAGGTACAGCACCTAGTGGCCGCAGACTATGCGCCCAGCCTCGATACTGGCCTGCTGTTCCCGATGGAAGCGCGCACGATGCAGGAACGCCTTGGCGCCCGCCGTGACACCGTAGCGGAGCGCGTTGCGCTGGCTGCGTCGATCACGCCTGCCGACCGTCCTTTCGTCTGGTGGTGCAACCTCAACTCCGAAAGCGAGGCGCTGGCGAAATCTATCCCCGGCGCCGTCGAATTGCGCGGATCGGATACCGACGAAGCGAAAGAGCAGAAGATCGCCAAGTTTTTGGACGGCACCATTCGCGTGCTGGTCACCAAGTCGTCGATTGCTGGATTTGGCCTCAACTTCCAGCATTGCGCCGACACCGGATTTGTCGGGCTGAACGACAGTTTCGAGCAGGTGTTTCAGGCCGTGCGCCGCTTCTGGCGCTTCGGGCAGACCAATCCCGTAACGGCTCACTTCATCGCCGCCGAGACTGAAGGCGCTGTTGTCGCGAACCTGCGGCGCAAGGAAGCCGACGCCGAGCGCATGGCCGCATCAATGGTGATGCACATGGCCGACCTCAGCAGCATGGAAGTGCGCGGCGTTACCCGAACCATTCCAGATTACAATCCGCAGCAGCCGATCGTGCTGCCTGAATTTATCGAGGGAAACATGAGCACCATCCACGCCGTTGATCAGGTTGTGACGCCTGACTATGCGATCTACCAAGGCGATAGTTGCGAACTGATCCGCGCCATCCCAAGCGAGAGCATTGACTTTGGCGTCCATTCCCCGCCGTTCGAGGGGCTTTACAAGTTCTCGAACTACGATCGCGACATATCAAATAACGATGGGCCGCAGTTTTGGGAGCACTACGCATTCCTGATTTCGGAGCTTTTGCGCGTCACCAAGCCGGGGCGCATTCACAGCGTGCATTGTATGCAGCTCCCGACGTCGAAGATCAGGCACGGCCATATCGGCATGCGGGATTTCCGGGGCGAGATCATCCGTGCCTATGAGGATGCTGGCTGGATCTTCCATTCCGAGGTTTGCATCTGGAAAGACCCGGTGGTTGCCCAGCAGCGCACAAAGTCAATCCGGCTGTTGCACGCACAGATTATGAAGGACAGCACGATCAGCGGGCAGGGGCTGGCCGACTATATCGTGAGCTTCCGCAAGCCCGGCGACAACGCCGAGCCGGTGGACGGGCCGTTCCAGCAGTTTATCGGTACGGGCGTTGACGTAAGCGAGGAAGCCTATGCCAAGGAGTGCGCTGCGTTTGCCAGCGAGGGACGCGATCCTTGGCCATTCGATAAGTGGAAGTCGATCCTTGTTTGGCAGCGATACGCATCGCCCGTGTGGATGGATATCAATCCGACCCGCACGTTGCAGTATCGCGGCGGGCGCGACGAAAAGGATGAGGTGCACATCTCGCCGCTGCAATTGGACGTGATCGAACGGTGCATCGACCTGTGGAGCATTCCAGGTGAGACGGTTCTAACGCCGTTTCTCGGCATAGGCAGCGAGGTTTATGCGGCTGTTGAGATGGGCCGCAAGGGCATCGGGTTTGAACTGAAGCCGTCCTATTTCGCTCAGGCCAAGCGCAACATTGCCGAACTGGCAAAGGCCCGCACCGATGATATGTTTGGAGCCGCATCTTGACCCGCGAACAATTCGCCTTTGACGAACTGGACGCCCGCGCCGCTGAGGATGCGCGGTTCCCGGTCCCGCCTGATCCAGATTCGGAGGATTGGCCGGCCTACGCTTTGGCCCGCCGTGATCGGGCAGGGCGGCGCAAGGCGATGGGATACAGCCGCGCGGCGGCAGATGCGTTGGTGCGTTGGGCAAGGGCGAGGGAACATGCTTAACCTCCGCCCCTACCAGCAAGCCGCGATCGACGGGCTATATGCCTATTGGAGCGAGAAGCGCGGCAACCATCCGTTGATTGTGGCACCTACCGGCGCCGGTAAAAGCCTGATCATCGCGCACCTAATTAAGGACGCCTGCGAATATCCAGGCACGCGGATCATGGTGCTAAGCCATGTTAAGGAGCTATTGGAGCAGAACGCTGCCGAACTGCTGGGGCTATACCCGCAGGCCGACGTTGGATTTTTCTCCGCCAGCATTGGGCAGAAGCGGCTGGATCGGCAGATCACGTTTGCCGGGATTCAATCCGTATGGGAGCGCGCGTTTGATTTCATCCCGGCCCCGGATCTGGTGTTGATCGATGAATGTCACATGCTGCCGAAAAACGTGAACACCCGTTACGGCAAGTTCATTGCCGATCTAATGGTCGCCAATCCGATGACAAAGATTGTCGGGCTGACCGCCACACCATACCGGCTTGACAGCGGGTTTTTGCATACCGGCGAGGGCGCAATCTTCGACGGGATCGCTTACGACATCAGCCTGACCGAGCTTATGCAGGCAGGCTATCTAGCTCCCGTTATCAGCAAGGCCGTAGCCCAATCGATCGACCTGACCAACGTACACAAGCGCGGCGGTGAGTTCATCGAAAGCGAGTTGGCAACCGCCGCCAGCGATCCTGAACTGGTGCGGGCCACCATTGCCGAAATCGTGCGGTACGGCGCCGAGCGCAAAGCCTGGCTGATCTTTGCCAGCGGGATCAATCACGCCAACATGCTGGCCGACGAACTGGAACTCTATCATGTGCCGAGCGCCGTTGTGACCGGCGAGGATGACATGAAGGAGCGCACGGCCAAGATCGAGGACTTCAAGGCCGGTCGCCTGCGGGCGTTGATCAATGTCAACGTGCTGACAACGGGCTTTAACGTCAGGCATGTTGACCTAGTGGCGCTTGTACGTGCAACCGCAAGCCCCGGCCTATACGTGCAAGCGGTAGGGCGAGGCACGCGCACAGCGGACGGCAAAACCAATTGCCTTCTGCTCGACTACGGCCAGAACGTCGAGCGCCACGGGTTGCTGGATCAGGTCAAGCCGAAAGCCAAGGGCGCGGGCGAGGGCGAGGCGCCGGTTAAAAAGTGCCCGCATTGCGAAACCTACAATCCGATATCGGCGCTGGTCTGTATTGAATGCGGCGAGGCATTCCCGCCGCGCGAACTCAATCACGGCACCCATGCCTACAAGGGCGCGGTCACGTCCGACCAGGTGCAAAGCGTCTGGGCCGATGTTGACCACGTTAGCTATTCGCGCCACCGCAAGGAGGGCAAGCCAGACAGCATAAAGGTCAGCTATCTATGCGGGTTTATCATGGTGAACGAATGGCTGTGTCCCGATCACGGCGGCTATGCCGCCAGCCGCTATACAGCTCGAATGCCGTCGCTTGGCGCATCGGCGTTGACAACCGACGACGCTCTGATTGAGTGTCAGGACTGGATCCAGCCTAGCCGGATTAAGCTCCGGCCCAATGGGAAATATCACGACATCATGCAATTGGATTACAAGCCGGGAGCACGCAATGAACGAGCAGCACCAGCCACGCCAGGGTGGCGGCCAAGCCACGACGACGACAGCATCCCATTCTGATGGGTGCGTCATATGCATGAATTTGTACGACGGAAAATATTGCACGCTATGGCGGGACGTGGTGCCGGGGGAAGTTCAAAAGACCGGGTGCGAAAGGATCGATCAGTTCCCGCCGTTCCCCTAGAACATGCCGAGCAGGTCGGATTTATTAACTGGTTTCGCGATCGGTTTCCGGCGGTGCTGATTTTCGCGATTCCGAATGGCGACCATCGCGCCATATCGACCGGCAAGCGGCTCAAGGCGGAAGGCGTCACCGCTGGCGTCCCTGATCTGTATGTGCCCGCTTGGAACCTATGGATTGAAATGAAGCGGCGCGAAGGCGGGCGTTTGTCCGATGATCAACGCGGCGTTATCGATTACCTGCAATCGGTCGGCCATTACGTCATTATCGGAAAGGGCGCCAAGGACGCATCGAGGCAGGTGTTGATGCATCTGGAAAATATGGCGGCTGACACAGAGGGACCACGTCAGCCGCCAAGCGCAACAAAGCAAGGGGGAGCGCCTCGCCAAGAGCGCACCTAATCGAATAACACACGGGAGAGAACATGTCATACGAACAGGAATTGAAATTCACATATGCCGAGGCCCGGTCGCGGCTGTGGCGCAGGCCGCTGGCTTTGGCTGTGCATAAGCCTGAGATCGTACAGTTGCCACCTGAACCTGAGCCAGAGCCTCAGCCTAAGCGCAAAAAGGAAACGACGCGCGAAAAAATCATTCGGGCCGTTTGCGATAAATACGATGTGACGCTCGATGAGTTGCGAGGCAACGGGCGCAACAAAAATATAACCTTTGCCAGGCACGAATGCTTTTATCGTTTTCGGCATGAAATCAAACAAATGGGGCGGCCATTAAGCCTGCCTGAAATAGGCAAGGCATTTTGCAAGGATCACACGACTATAATGCACGGCATTAACAGGCACGCAGAGCGGCTTGAAAATGTCTGATTATTATTGGACCAATGACAAGACGGCACTGCTGGAAAAGCTGTGGTGCAAAGATGGTTTGACCGCAACCCAATGCGCTGCGGTTTTGCGGACGACAAAGAACGCTGTGATCGGGAAGGTTCATCGAATGAAGTATCCCAAGCGGAAGGCGCAAAAATTCAAGCCAGCCCCAGCCCCAGCCTCAGTTCTGAAGCCCGCGACGAAACAGACTGGCAACAATGGATCAGCCGGTAAATATCGCGGGTTGATCGCTGCGGCGAGAAAAGCGCGGGAGGCGCCACCGCCTAATATGTTCACGCCAGACGTCGCCACGTTGGCCGTAGTGGCTTGGGCCGCTCTGCCTGGCACTGTCCCCGTGGCACTGGAGTTCCTAGCCCATGACGGGTGCCGCTGGCCGATTGGAGATAGTGCGCCGTTTCTGTTTTGCGCGTGCAAGGCAATGACTGGATCCAGCTATTGCGCCGCGCATAAAGAGCGAGCCTTTGGAATGGGAACGCGAACCGAACGACGCGCAATCAAGGATGCCGAACTTGTCAGACATAGCTAAAATTCTCGACGAACGCGGCGATCGATATGGTGCATTTGTCGGAACCGCGCATATCGCAATGTCCATTAAAAGCGTCATTGACCCGTATCAGTTCAAGCTGACCGACGATCAGATTGAGGCGTTGCACATGATCGCTAACAAGATTGGGCGCATTCTAAACGGCGATCCGAACTATGCGGATTCGTGGGCTGACATTGCAGGATACGCCAAGCTGGTGGCCGATCGGCTGGAGGCTGAAAATGTTTGAGCATCTGGATGAGGACGCGGACTGGCTCACGTTTGCCCAACGACGCATCCGTGCGGTTAAAAACGACAGTCAACTAAAGGATTGCGCCGGGCTGCTGGATTCGCATCAATTTCTGGCATTGCCCGAGCATTGCCAGCAGGATTTGCTGGAGCAGTACGTTACCAAACTCGTGGAAGTGGGAGCTTTCGAATGACGACGAAGAAAATATTAACGACCATGCCGAACGATGGGCGGCCCTATGTTCTGGAAAGCGCGGCGTTTCAGATGAGCGTCCACCAGTATCGGCAGGATGCACAGCGCGAGATTGATGCCTTGGACGGCGAAATAAGCCGGCTTCAGGCCGAGCTAGAGGCGCGCATGGCACGGCGGCAGGATCTGGCGCAGATTGTTATTCTGGCCGATATGGTGCTGGAGCAGAAGGCGGTTAGCCATGTCTGATCTCGCAAGCCTGCTGGAGATGGTAGCCGTAGACGACCTAGCGGAACGCCGGCATATGTGCGCGCTCAACGGTCCCTGCTCTGACAACGGCGACGGCTGTTCCTGCCCTGACATCGCCCTCTTCCTTCCCATCAAAGCGGGGGAGGCTGTGCCGGTGGCGTGGCAGCATCGAATCGCGCTGTTCGATCGCGCCATCAATGCCCAGGAGCCCACCCAATGACCCACTCCAGTACCGATAGCTCACTGGTGGAGAGACTGCGAAATGGGACTTCCTACTTCTGGCCAGACACCAGCATCACCGACTTTTCGTCACTCATGTCCGAAGCCGCCGACCGCATCTCCACCCTTGAGCGTGCTGTTGATGCGTTTGCCGACATCTGTGACGAACTTGGTTGTGAACGCGACAACGAAGCTGGGTTGCAGGCGGCGCACTCGCTCCGGTCAGCCCTCACCGCCGCCGAAGCAAAGGTAGCACGGATGGGGGAGGCGCTGGAATGGTACGGCGAACGGGCGCGGCTCGCACGCCTGATCCACAGTGGGGGCGACCCTGCGCGATATGATCTGTCTGATGACGGTGGCAAGCGTGCCCGCGCCGCTCTCCAATCAACCCCTACTTCTGCCCGTTCCTAATCTGGTCGATAGCTTCGCGCAGGTAGCGCATATCTGTGCGAAGCTCGGTCAGCAAAGCCGTCTCGTTGATCCGGTTGGTTTGCAGTTCTGACATTAGCGTGTCCAACCTGCCGTCTTGATCGGCGACCTTGGTGTCAAGTTTTACAATGTCGTTTGCATTGGTCTGCACGCCCGATGAGAGCGTTTGCCAACCGATGGTCAGGCCAATAATTACTGACCCGATGGTCAGGATATTGCCGAGTGAGATTTTCAGGTCGATCCATTCGGGCATTAGAAAAACCGCTTCTTTTTCTTGGGCGGGATAGGCGCGTCGGTCTTAACTGATCGACGGCCAAGAACGAAGCCAACGGCTGCGGCAAACGTTGCAAGCCCCGGCGCCCCGGCAATGCGCCACGCAAGACCGGCACCCGCAACGATTAGCGCCAGCGGCCAGTACGGGAGAAGAGGAACAAGCCAGTCGGGAATGAGGTGGTTCACTTCGCCCACCCCATGCGCCGGGCGATAACGTACCAAGCCTCTGTTGCAGCGCCGATGGCGAGGCCCAGCGCCACCTCCACAACATTGAGAACGTCTGGATCGGTGGCGATGCCGCTATCCTCTGGCAACAGCCCCTTGATGACAAGCGCACCGGAAATGTACCGCAGAGCAATGCGTGCGACGACAGCGGTCATGGCAACCTCTTATCCGAACAAGGACATAATCCAATTGTAGGCACCTACAACTACACCAGCAATGGCCAATGCCGCAAGAACTGGCCAGCCTGTGCCGCTTGGCTTGGGCTTGATCACGGTGATGGTAGGCGCATCATCCATCGCATCCAGCGCGCTGAGGAACGCATCGGCATACATGGCAATCTGGCTGGCGCAATCGGTGCCATTCACAACGCGCCGAGCTTCGCGGAAGTCTGCGGCGTCGGCCAGCTTCATGCCGGTAAACCACCCCTCTTGCATCCCGCGCACTAGGATCAGCGCCGACACTTCGGGGATCATCGCTTTGGATGGATCGGATACCAGATCAATGCCGAGCTTTTTGCCTGCCTTGACGTAGTTCTCCCGGTGCGTGAGCTGAACGAACCCGCGACCGAACCATCCGCCCGACCAATAGTCGGATTTGACCCGCGGGAGCTTGCCGGACTTCCACGCCTTGGTTAGCCGCTCCTTTGCCTTGGCGTCGGTTGTCGCGAGCGTTTCGCGTACCGGCTGCATGGTGCGGGCAGTCTCGTGATATGCGGTCGCGAGGATGTAAGCCAAGTCGCGCTCGTTGCCCGAGCCGACCTTGCGCCATGCCTCAAAGATGATTTTGAAGCCGTCCACCTGCTGTTGGCTGAGCGACCCGCCGAACATGGGTCGCACTGCCTCGAAGAACTCCGCGTTCATTGGTGCGTCCCCTTGCCTTTGATCCAGTTATAGACGGGTCGAAACAATACCATGACAGCCACGCCTATAGCGGCCAGCGGCCAAGCCCAATCTGGGATGCCAGCCTGTAGGCAATCCAGCAGCGTGCCATCGGTGCCGCCCATGTCGTGAACGTCGCAACAGGCCCGTATGGCTGGGAAGACCCACTCAGCCCACTGGAAGCCTGTGCAACCGTCGATCATGGCTACGCCCACACACGACGTGGGATGTTTACTACACCGGGATCAAACAGCCGCACGCCGTTCGGCCCCTCATACCCAGCCGGAACGCCTTCCTCGGTGATTGGCTTGAAGTCCAAGTCTTGAATGATCTGGAGCAGGTGCGTGCGCGTGAACACGTCGCCATCTTGCGGCAGGCCGTAGGTGACCTGATCTGCAAACTCACCGTAGGCGCGGAGGTTAACGTGGTGCCCATCGACCAAGACAGCGGGTGTTTCTTCCGTGGCCAAGGTCTTTGGAACAGGCCCTAGCTCGTCGATAAGCACGCCATCGGTCGGGGTGAGGATGTCGTCTTCGTAGGTGGCAAGGCCGTTCGCGACCATGCCGGTGATGAACTGCTCGCGGGTTGAGGCCCATACCATTAGGTCGATGATCATGTTGAGAGCACCTGAAGTTCTGCGTCCGTCTTGCGCGAGGCGTAGTAGGCGAGGCGCTTGATGTGGCCGTTGAGGTATGTGGAAGTGGAAGTACCTCGCCCAACATGCAAAGTGGTTATTCCTGACGGAACAGTTACTGTTGTATCTTTAACGGCAGCACTGCCATTCAAAGAGGCCGCTGAGTCGTCTGCCTTATATGCGTGTGCAGCTTTTGTGTTTATGGCTCCAGCAGGGGCATAAGCCTGTGTTGTCGTGCCAGCAGCACGTACAATGAATTGCTCAACTCCACCACCACTAGAGGCAAGACTGCTTATGTAGTTGGAGCTGTCTAGTAACAAGGCATACCAGCCGCTTGCCCCAATAGGGTAGACGATACGATCACCTTCAAACACGACCGTCCCCGCCGTCGCGCTATACGGAAACGCACTCGTCAGGATGCTGATCTGGTCCGCTGCACGGGTGACTTGCGAGGCCACGGTGGGGATGTACGATGTGGCGAAGGCTCCGGCTTCTTGTTGAGCGCCCCAGAGGTAAAGCCCATCCGCATTATTGCCGGTATAGCTGTAGCTGGACGGGTCTCCGGCGGTGTACGCGGCATCCATAATGTAGATGCCGATCCCCATGTTGGCGGAAGTCGATGTGCCGGTGAAAGTGATCCGATACCAGCTATTGACCAGAGCCGTTATTGTTGCGGTCGTACCACCTGTTTTATCGATGACAGATCCGGAGCCAGACAACAGGAATGTAGCATACTGCCCAACAGCGAAATCCTCTCGAATGCCGACTTTGTTGTAGTTCTGCGCCTTGACGTACACAGACCAAGACTGAACCGCGCCAGCCACGGTTACACCCTGACGAATGTTATGGTAGCCGTTTGCCTCTGCCGCCCACACCAGATAGGCTGTATTTGTGCCGTCCGGCGCTACTGCCGCAGTTGCCGTCACGCCTACATCAGCGCCAAAAGTTTTCACCCAAGCCGCGTTATCGAACTCCTGCGACCTCAGCAGCAAATTCGTCCTTGCCTCCTCCACCAGCACGCCTAGCGCTGCACCCGTGGTCGGGTTGTGGTCCCGTGGGAGGGAGTATTTGGCGGCGGTAGTGGTGGGGATGTAGGTGAGGGCGGTGAGGCCATCGGACGATGACAGCTTAGTTGCATAGACACCTTTAATTCCATCAGCAGTCCAGTTATGACTGTTAGGATTTACTCCAGTCAGAACATCTGGAAGAACAACAAGGTTAAATAATTTGCTATTACCACCTCCCCAAGTCCCAGCCCAAGAAATTTCGTACCACCCATCACCGAGGGGAGTAATAGTAGAAGTGCCTGATGTGCCCGTAACAACAGTTTTATTGCCGTTTGATAAATCAAAAGCCTCAGAGGAGTTTCCAGTCTGAGCAGCCTCGTTAAGTGCGACGTTTTTATAGCCAGCAGCCTTCACCTGCGCTCTTACGATACTGGCGCCAGTATGAGATGTCGCCTGCGCTACCGAGTGCTTGGCACTAGCATCGGCAGGAATGATAAGACCAGCTATAACGGTTCCACCCACAATAGAGTTTTTTGTCCATGCCGCATTGTCTAGCTGTTCAGAATACAGAAACTTGTTATGCGCCGCATACCCCAGCACCCCCGTCGCCCCATAGACCATCTTCGGGCTAGGAGCCGCGTAGGTGAGGATCGAGTCGGGCGTGACAACGCCACCACCGGAGGATTTGTACGCCTGATCGTTATCGAACCACATCGCGAGGTCGGCACCGATAGCGCCAATGCCGGTAACGCTGCCGCCCCGCGTTACGCTTAAACCAGGGCCAATCCCCATCGGCATTTTAGAGAATCCCCACAAGGCTCGTTGCAGTCGATGTGGCGCGGACAAACTGCGCCCGAACTGGCAACACAGTCCCAGCCGGAACAGCGGTGAACGTCACGTCCGCGCTATCGCCAACCAGGCGGCAAACGATGTTGCCAAACCCGCCGACGTAAATCGCGCGCGTGACAAACGACAGCTCGGTCGTGGCGTGCGGCGTGATCGCAAAAGCCTTGTAGCCCGGACTGTCGAGGCCACCTGCTAGGGATTCGTAATTGTCAGCCATGGTAATCTCCGATAAGTTCCGGTTTTAGTTCATAGCACAATTTGCGCGGGTTAGGAAACTGCGCGGATGTAGCCAGACTGAAGCACGTTTCGAGACCCAAGGTCAGCCATGCCAACAGTATGGTTCAGCGGCGTATCGTTGTAGACAATGTACCCGACGATTATGCCGCCTTGAGTGACCGTTGCGCTGAATGCGGGCGTCTGAACATTGAACGAAGGCGTCCCGGTTGTGCCAGCAACGCCAATAACTACGAGCGGCGGTGTTTGCCCGGAAGCTGTTACCGTCTGGTTGGCAGGATCACCAGAACGCCCTTCGCCGCTCCACGTTGGGACCGCGATAGACAACGCCGTGATTGATGGACGAAATACCAGCATCACTTTGGCGTTGCTTGTCGCGCCGTTCATGCCTGTGACGGACGTGCCGCCTGGTGATGATCCCAGCACACGGTAACTGGTGCGAAGACGCGCATCGCCCTCCGCAAGCGTATTTGCAAGAGACGTGAACCCGCTGGGGAGAATATTATCAGACCCGTCTATGCTGAAGTCAGCCAGAAAAGCAATGTCGTTCTCCAGAGCCGCAGCCGGAATGGTGATTGAGGCGCCAGAGGATACGGCGCTATTGATGAATGTCAGGGTTAGCGTTGGCGCCGCGCCCTTCGGCATCAGCCCAGCCAGCAGGTGCAACATGCTCATCGGTCAAGTCTCCTGTGCCGATCCAACACATCCCCAGTTCGACCCGTTCCAAAGGAATCCGACAGTTAGGAGCTTGTTAATGACGGTCGTTGTCGGCAGCGCAACGCCCTTAGCCGTAAAGCTGGCGCCCCAAGTGATCGCCCGCGCCGTGCCGTTGTCCTTGATCTGAAACACCAGCACATCTCCAATGGTCGGCGTCCCCGTTAGGTTTGTCGTCATCGATGTGATGGCTGCGGCAAGCGCGGTGATATCCACAACGTCGGTGTTGTCAGTGTTGACGGTAGGCGTGCCCGACGAGGTAATCGTAGTGACGCGCGGCGTTACCCGCTTGTTGGTCAGCGTTGTAGTACTGGTCGCCTGCACTGCCGTGTCGGCCTTGCCTAGCGATGTTTGAACCGCGCTGGTCAGCGCAACGGATGGCGTGGTCGGGTCGGTTGCATCAACGCTGATTCCCGTACCGGCGGCTACTGCGATAACGGCGTTATCAGTTTCGCCCGCCAACCCGATCGGCACATAGCGAAACGTCCGCGTAAACCCGCCGAGCGTGGCAGTCACCTTGTAGGCGCTACCAGCCGCGTGGAACCGGCCCGTGCCTGTGGCGTCGGTAAACGGATTGGCAATCGACACCGCACCAGCCCGATCGCTGTAGAGTGGCACCAGCACATTGTCGCTTTCGCGGCGCACCTCAATGGATGATCCGGTAACGATGTTTCCGGATGCATCGCTGATCGTATAGTTGTAAGCCGCGTAAGGCATTGCTGATCCTTAATTGCTTGTCGGGCCGGTATAGGTTGCGGATCCGGACGTGACATTAACCCATGATATGCCAT